ACTTAGACCTTAATTCAAACAACATTACCGGAACAGGTAATATTGATATTCTTGGAACAATAACTGCTCAAAACTTTATTGTAAGTTCTTCAGTCTCAAATATAGAATATCAGTCTCTTAGTGGTTCAACCATATTTGGTGATAGTAATGACGATACACACGAGTTTACAGGATCTTTAAATATAAGTGGATCTGTAAATTTAGATAAGAATAGCCATTTTCAAATCATTCAACCAGGTGGTGGAATTTTCAAAATATTAACAACTGGAAACCAAACTTCTATAGAGGGTGGAAATATTACTTTAACCTCTAATCAAGGATTAAAAGCAACAAAATTTCAATCAAACGAGATAAACACATATAGTAATAGTTACGATGCCATTGATATTGGTGAAGGTTATGTTGGCGCTACGGGAATGAGATGGGGATATGTAGAAATATTTAGTAATAATTCTAAGACTTGGACAGCAGGACAAGCTCAATTAACAGTTGCACCTAATTCAGGTTCTTTTGAAGGTATAAAGATAGTTGGTAATCAAGACCAAGCCGCTGATTACTTACGAATACAAAGTGGAAGTTCGGACATTCTTAATATCACACATAATGGAAGTGTAAGTGGTTCAGCAACCTCAACCGGTTCTTTTGGTAGATTACAAACGGCAGATACTGTTGCTAGTTTCGGTTCACATACTTTTACTTTAGGTGGAAATGTAACTACAGGTGGAACTCTAACAACTGCTGGAAACTTTACAACACAAAATAATGATGTCACGATAAATGCTGTTGGTGCGGGTAGAACACTAACATTAAATGAAAGTTTGACTGTTGGTGATGGAAATGATGGAACGATAACCTTTAGTGGTGCTTCAAAAACATTAACTGTTGAAGATAATGCTACTGTTGACCAAGACTTATCATCAGATGCTAATGTAACATTTGGTTCTTTAACTACAACAAATAATGTGACTGTAGGTGGTGACTTAACTATCAACGGCGACACTACAACCATATCAACAAGTAACATATTAGTTCAAGATGCTTTTGGTTTCTTTGCTACAGGATCTGCTGGAACAAATGTTGATGCTGGTATTATTGTTCAGAGTGGTTCTTTTATAGATAGTGGTAGTGCTTTGTATCATGATATATCAAAAGAAAGATGGTCGGTTGGAAAAGGTATAGCATCAACTGCTACTAATGTACCAGATAGTAAGTGGGGTGGATTTGTTGCTACAGTTTATACTGCTTCAGCTAGTCCAGTAGGAAGTTCTCCAAAATATGGAGTTGGAGAAATACATGTAGATGATGATGGTGAAATATACATTTATTCATAATAAGTAAGTGAGGTTATAATGGCTGGAATATCAGACCAAATAAAAAAAACAGTAGAAATAACTACTGAGGAAGAATTGAAAAAAGAAATAGAACAAGAGGTTGTTGAACAACCAAAAGAATTAAAAGCACCCGTTGAATTATCAAAGGACGAGATAACTTTTATTTTATCAAAGTTTGCTCATTTTGATTTTAAGGGTGTAGAAATAGAATTAACTTACAATTTAATAGTTAAGTTACAGAATACTTATAAACAACTATTAAATAAATAATCTTAGTGTTGGCCTGTCGTTTGGCAACGATGGGAAGTGGGCTCAATAAGAGTAACCAACCACAATAGGAGTACATATGCCATCTTGGAAAAAACTTATAGTCTCTGGCTCTGATGCCAGTTTATCATCCCTCACAGCTACATCTTATGGTGGAAACATAAGTGGTTCAGCTACATCAACTGGTTCGTTTGGTCATGTAAGAATGGATGGTAAAGATTTACCACCAATATTCACAACTGGAAGTTCTATATATTTAGGGCAAGGGGGAACTGGCACAGGCGATGATGGTTCTGCTAATCACAATGTCGGTATTGGATATGATGTTCTTTCAGATATAGGAACAGGAGCTAGAAATGTAGCGATTGGACTTTCGGCTATGGCAAACAGAGTTGGTGCAAGTGAAAATGTTGCTATCGGATATCGTGCTGGTGGTCCAGGTGCTCAAAAAATGGGGCAAAACACACTGGTTGGAGTAGATGCGGGTTACAGTTTAGACGGAAGTGGTGGAACTTATAATGCTACTTCAAATACCTATATCGGACACCAGGCAGGTGATGGAGCTACATCAGGTTTAAAAAATACTGCTATTGGAGACAATTCAGCTAGAAGTTTAGTCGCTGGTAGTTCAAATGTATTTCTTGGTTATTTTTCTGGTAATGGTGGTAATACTGAGGGTGGCACATACATAGGAGAAAGTACTGTTGCTACCGATGGTGCTTCAAGAGAAATTGTGATTGGAAAAAGTGCCGTTGGTAAAGGAAGTAATACAGTAGTTTTAGGTGATGATAATATCACAGATATCTATATGAGTGAAGATATAGGTGCGATGGTTCATGTTGGAAACATAAGTGGTTCAGCAACATCAACCGGTTCTTTCGGTGCTATTCAATCTGCTGGAAACATAACCCCAAAGGTTGATGATAGTGTGGATTTAGGTGCTGCTGATAAAAGATTTCAAAATATTTTTACAACAGATTTACAGTTATCCAATGAAGGAAAAGAAAATGGTAATGAAGTAGATGGAACAACAGGCTCTTGGACAATTCAGGAAGGTGAAGAAGAGTTATATTTATTAAACAGAAAGAACGGGAAAAAATATAAGTTTATGTTACAGGAGATTAAATAATGCCATTAAGAGGAAGTGTATCAAGTAGTTTAGCACAAACAGGTTCTTTTGGAAGAATGCAAGGAAGAAGACTTGCAACCCAATTCTTAAATGTTCAAAGTGGTTCATTTGGAAGGGTTATTGCAACAAATTTTGCTGGAGATGGAAGTCAATTAACAAATGTAGCATCTCCATTTACAGCAGCCGGAATAAGTGGTTCTTTTCAAGGAGCAACAACTTTAACTGCTTCATTTGGACAGATGGTACTTAATGATGGAAAAGCTATTAGAATACAACATCCAACTGAAAATACATCAGTTTTTATTGGACATGATGCTGGAGTTGATGACGATGGTGGTAATAATAATATAGCAATCGGTACTGATTCTATGGGTGAGATTACAAATGGTGTAAGTAATATTGCTTTAGGTCATGATTCTTTACATACCGAAACTACAGGAGATTATAATGTAGCAATAGGCGATTCAGCTATGTCATTAGCTAGTGATGCAGACGATACTATTGCTATAGGACAATTAGCTGGAAAAAGTTTAAGACCTGGTTCTGATAAAAATATTTTTATGGGACACGATAGTGGAGAGAATTTTGCGGTAGGTGATCAAAATATAGCAATTGGTGTAAATTCTATGAAAAACACCGATAGTGGTTCTGATAATATAGCAATTGGATCTTATTCTTTAGATGCCGGTGAGAACTCAACTACAAGTAACAATATTGCTATTGGAAATTCTGCCATAGGTTCAGGAATAGGTATTCTTAATAGTAATATCGCTCTTGGAAATGGTGCTATGTCTAGTGCTGGAGCAGATGGGGGAAGAATTCAATATTGTATTGCGATTGGGCTTAATGCTTTAAAAAATGCGGAAAAAGGACAATATACTAGTCAAGGTCCTGATGCTAATATTGCTATTGGTTATCAGGCGATGATGGATCATGTAACCGGATCATATAATATAGCAATTGGTAGAGACGCTATGAAAGATATAGGTGATTCAACCCAAAATCAAAACGATAAAAATATTGCTATTGGATATACTGCTTTACAGAATCTTGAAAACGGAGATAGTAATATTGCTATCGGACCTAATGCTATGACATATGCTGGACAAGATGGGTTAAATAGTGTCGGTGGTAATATATCAATTGGTCCACAAGCTGCACAATATATTGAAAAGGGCAGTTCTAATGTATTTATTGGCGGTGATGTTGCTCAACAATATTCAACTGGTTCAAATAATGTGGTTTTGGGGATAAGGTCTGCTTACAACTCTTCAAGAACCAATGGTACTGGAGATATGGGTACATATAACTTTATTCAAGGATATTTTTCAGGACAAGATTTGGATGGTGGAAGTTATAATGTATTATTAGGTTATCAAACAGGAAATGATCTTACAACAGGTAATAATGTCACCGCAGTTGGCCGCGGAGCTGGTGATTTACAAACAACAGGTGATAGTGGGACATATATAGGATATAATACTAAAGGTACTGCTGGAGCTAGTAATGAAACCGTGATTGGTCAAAGTGCAATCGGTAAAGGAGCTAATACCGTTACAATTGGTGATGATGGTGTAACGGACATTTATCTAAGCGAGGATAAAGGTGCTGTAGTTCATACAGGAAATGTAAGTGGTTCGGCAGTATCAACCGCATCATTCGGTAGATTTGAAGGTTCTGCTGCTGGATTAACTGATATACCAGCGGCCGCTCCTACATTTACAGATATAATAATACAAACAGGAGTCGGTGGTTCTGATAATACTATAATCGGTGATAGTAATACTTTTGCTGCTCAAATAGATGGTGGTCTAACTACAAGTAGAAGAAATGTAATTATCGGAGCAGATTCTGGTCAATATATAACAACCGGTGACCAAAATACGGTGGTTGGTAATGAGGCTATGAAGGGTAGTGATGGAAACGGAGATCAAGCTAGTAATGTTGCTATCGGATATTATTCATTAAGGGTTAATGAGGCTGATTATAATACTGCAGTTGGAAGTCAAGCTGGACAAAGTACAACAACCGGTGATAGTAATGTTTATGTCGGTAATGCTGCAGGTTCGTCCAATACTGTAGGGGTTGGTAATACATATATTGGAACAGCTGCTGCTCAACAAGTAAGTAATGCAACTAGTGCTTTGGGTGAATATAATACAGTTGTAGGATATGGTGCTGCACAAGTAGGTAGAGATATAACGGATACTGTAATTATAGGTAGAAGTACTGCTAGGGGCTCAAAACAACAAGGTAGTATTATTATTGGTAAGGAAGCTGGTTTTAATCTAACATCAGGCTCAAATAATATCATAATGGGAAATCAAGCTGCTTACAACGGCGGTGATAATAACTCAAATAGTAATACTGCTTATTCTACAAATATATTTATAGGTGATCAAGCTGCTAGGTACTTTAAAAAGGGTAGTAGTAACATAGCACTTGGTCACGATGTTTTTATGAATTATTATACAGGTTCTGAAAATTTTGTAGTAGGAAACAGAGCTGCTTTTAATAACGCTGGAACAGGTACCCGAGACTTTGGTAGTAACAATATTGCTTTTGGTACACAAGTTATGTCTGGTGATAGTATGAATTTTAACGGCGGTGACTATAACTTCTTTGTTGGTTACCAAGCAGGATACCAAGCAACAAACTGTGATTACACTCTTGCTCTTGGTTATAAAGCTGGATATAGATTAGGAGATGGTTCTGATAAAAATACATTCTTAGGATACCAAGCAGGTCTTAATTTCAAAGACGGCGATGATAACATAGCAATAGGTTCAAATGTATTTAAAAGTTCCGATTCAGGATCTAGTAATATTGCCATAGGAAGTTATGCTCTTAACGGTTCAGAAGGAGTTGCTTCAAATATTTTTACACAAAATATAGCCATAGGCAGTAACTCTAATGGACAGATGCAATCAGGTGCAAATCAGATTGCTATTGGAAATCAAGCTATGTATCAAGCTGGTGCTAACGGAGAAGATTTAGATGATAACATAGCCATTGGACAAACTAGTTTATATTCTTTGGAAAAAGGTGATTATAACATAGCTCTTGGTTATCAGGCTATGTATCAGATGGAATCTGGATCTAAAAACGTAGCAATTGGCTATCAAGCATTAGGTGATAATGATAATAGTGGTACTGGTGCTGAATTGACTGGTAATGTTGCTATCGGAGCAAATGCCTTAGGTGATTTAAAAAATGGTACTGGTAATGTTGCTATCGGAACAAATGCTATGAATAGTGTAGAAGGAACAGATTCTGGTAATATTACAGGTAATATTGCTCTTGGTTCTGCCCTACAAAACTTAGAACAAGGAAGTAATGCTGCTGGATTTAATGGAAATGACGGTGGTAACTTTGCTGCTCTTGGTGGTGCTATGGGAGTAGTAGTATCAGGTTCTGAAAACATAGCAATTGGAATAAATGCTCTTTATGGGGGTGGAACTAATAAAGATGGTGGTATGAGACAAATATTTTTAGGCTATACTGCTGGACAAAATTCAGATGGTGGTCGTGAAAATATTGCTATAGGATTTGAAGCTGGATATAATGTTCAAGGTGATCAAAATGCTATGTATGGATACCGAGCAGGAAAAGCAGTAACAACTGGAACCGGTAATGTTCATTTAGGTAATTCGGCAGGAAGTAATTTACAAACCGGAGATTACAATGTATTTATTGGTAGAACTCAAGCTTCTGCTACTGGCGTGGATGATGAAATAGTAATAGCAGCTGGACAAGGAAATGTAACAGGTGCTGGAGCCGAAACTATTCGGATAGGTGTTGATTCAGACCATATCACAAACGACTTCGGTGAAAATGCTACTTGGACACACTCTTCCGATAAAAGAATTAAAAAAGATATTGAGGATAACACTTTAGGTTTAGAGTTTATTAACAAACTAAAAACAAGAACCTTTAAGAAAAAAGCTCCAAGTGAATACCCAACAGAGTTTGATGGATATGATGCTGAAGTAACGGAAAGAAAAAATCCAAACAGAAAACATTATGGGTTTGTAGCACAAGAAGTTAAAGAAGCTATGGATTCAGTAGGACACTCTGATTTTCCTGTATGGAAAGAAAATACTGATGGAATGCAAGAATTAGGTGAAACAGAATTGATTACACCTTTGATAAAAGCTGTTCAAGAACTAACAAAGAAAGTTGAAGAACAACAAAAAGAAATTGATAAACTAAAAAAACAATAGGAGTTACATATGTTAACTAAATTTGACGATATAATAGAAGTAGTATTACACCACGAAGGTGGATACGTTAATGACCCGAAAGATCCTGGTGGAGAAACTAATTTTGGTATAGCCAAAAGAAGTCATCCTGATGTGGATATAAAAAACCTTACAAAAGATGGTGCTAAAGAAATATACAAAGAAGTATATTGGGATGGTAACAAAGTAGAGTCTCTTTCAGAAGACCTAAGACATATTTACTTTGATATGTGTGTAAATCAAGGTAGAGGAAGAGCCGTTAAAATTTTACAACAGGCTGCTAACGCTAAAGGTGCTGGGCTTAAAGTAGATGGTGGAATGGGACCTAAGACAATAGCTGCTATGGACGGAGTTGAGTTACAAAGAGTTAGGGCATACCGTGTTAAATATTACGCTGATTTAGTCACAAGAAAACCTGATTTAGAGAAATTTTACTTTGGTTGGTTTAGAAGAGCATTAGAAGTTTAGTTCTTTTTAAATCTATATATTTATAGATGTAAAGGAACATCAAAACTTATGAGCTTAAAAAAACTAATAGAAGAAATAACCAAACCCGTCATAGATGAGATGGGTATAGTCGCCGGTGATGGAACTATCAAAGGTGGTTCTAAACTTTCTAAGATAAAAAAGATGAAGAAGAAAGGACACACCTCAGTTCCTTATGGTAGTGGTTATAAAAAAGTAGATGAAAGTAAAAACCTTAAACTTAATATTCCAAATGACATAGAAAAGATACATAAATTATTTAAGAAAAATAATAAAAAACTGTATATTGTAGGTGGAGCAGTTAGAGATGCAATATTAGGAAAGAATCCAAAAGATTTTGATTTAGCCACCGATGCTAAGCCCGATGAGGTATTGAAGATAGCCAAAGATGGTGGATTGAAAACCACAGAGGTTGGTAAATCTTTTGGGGTGGTGGTTGTAGGTGGGCATGAAATAGCAACATTCAGAAAAGATATTGGAAAGGGTAGGAGGCCGAGTGCTGTTGATTATACAGACATTGAGGGTGATGTAAAGAGAAGAGATTTAACCATCAATGCTTTATTTTATGATATAGATAGAAAAGATATAGTTGATTTGGTTGGTGGTATAGCAGATTTAAAGAAGAGAAAGATAAGAACTGTTGGGAAGGCTAGTGAAAGGTTTGATGAGGACCCATTGAGGAAGATGAGAGCCCTTAGATTTCACGGTGCTCTTGGTGGTAAGATGTCTAAGGATACCAAGCAGGCTCTGATGGATAATCCAAGTCTTAAAGGTATTAGTGGTGAAAGAATTAGAGATGAGTTTGTTAAGTCGATTAAGAAAGCAAAATCAACCAAAAACTACCTACAGAAAACTGATGAGTTAAAATTTACAGACCAAATCTTACCTGGCTTAAAGATTAGTAAACCATATATAGATGAGAATGACCATATCTTATTATTGGCTTGGATTTTAAGAAAGAATGATGCTAATTCATTGGGTATTAAATTAAACAAATTAAGATACTCAGGAGATGAAGCACAAAATATTCAATTCCTAAATGTATTACAGAACTTTAAACCTGAAAATATATTTCTAACTAAAAAGTTTCAAGAGAAAACATCCTTAACTGATAATCAAATTATTCAATGGGGTAAGTATATAGGAAAAGATTTAAAGAAGATGGTTAAATTTAAACTATCGGTAAAGGGTAGTGATGTTTCAAAGGATTTAAAAGGAAGAGAAATAGGTAAGGCTATACAAAAATTAGAAAGGGATAAATTCTTGAACGAAGCATTTGCAGTTAGAGGTAATAAAGTAGAAAAGTTTATTACAGGTCATAATCTTACTATGAAGGGTAAGAAATATAAAGAAATAGAATTTGAAACATTGGGTGTTGATAATAGTAGAAAGATGATTACATTGAGAATTTTAGCACCAAAGAAATTATTTGGTATTGAGACACCTGTAAAATTTTCAACATTGAGAAGAGGACCTTTTACAAAAACCGATACTGGTAAAAAAATAAAAGAGATAGCAGTTAGACCTAAACCTAAAAAATTTAGGGACATCTATGATGCTCTTCCTAGTGCTTTAAAAAAGAGAGTTTATAATCTTAAAAACTATGACCAAAGAAGAGATGCTCATCCCGAAGGTAATGTTTTAAAACATACTATCGCTGTAACTAACAGAGCATTAAAAACCGGTGACATAGACTTTGCTTTATCAGCATTATTCCACGACATAGGAAAAGACTCAACAGCAAAACTACATCCAAAGAAAGGGTTTTGGACTCATTATGGACACGAGAAAGTTTCAGCACAATTAGTAAAGAAATATGCTACTTGGATAAAATCAATGGGTGGTGATGTTGATACTATTCATTATATAGTTAAACAACATATGAGAATGAAAGTCTTTGATAAGATGAAATGGACTAAACAAGATAAGATGAGTAAAGAAAAACATTTTGGTAAGCTACAAAAATTTACTAAATTTGATAGGGGTGGTAGAGGAATAAAAGAAATAAATAAAACGCTTGACTTACATAGAGAAAGTGTTGTATATTCTAATGTTGATAATGGGGATAGTGTATCCAATTTGAAGGAAGAAAAAAACATTAAGAAAGTTGTTGGTGTATTTGGTGGAAGATTTCAACCCTTTCATTCAGGTCATCTTGCTACATACAAGTGGTTGTCTAAACAAGTTGATGAGGCTTACATAACCACATCCGATATAAAAAAACCACCTCGTCATCCTATGAACTTTAAAGAAAAAGTTAGACATATGGTAAAGGTTGGTATTCCAAAGAATCGTATCGTTATGGAAAAGTCACCATATGTAGCAAAAAACTTATTAAACAAATTTGATCCTAAAACTACAGCAGTAGTTTATGTTGTTGGTGAAAAAGATGCTGGTAGGTTAGGTGGTAAATATTTTAAACCTTATACTAAAGATATGAAAGGGTTTGATGAACACGGATACATTATAACTGCTCCTCAAGTCGGAAACATAAGTGGAACTAAAACACGAGATATGTTAGGTAATCCAAAAGTAGATGATAAAGAAAAAGTAAAGTTTTTCAAAAAAACATTTGGATATTACGACAAAGGTGTGTATAATATGATGACCAATAAGTTTAAAAAACTATATGAGGTTTATCGTGGTTTATTAGAAAGCACAGGTACTCAATCAGGTGGGGTTGATGATGGTCCTGGTTTTATATCAAGTTTAAAATCTTACTTGCTTAGAGGTGAGAAAGAAGCTGGTAGATTAGGTTGGGAGATTGCTAAGAATATAATTGATGATGAAAACTACTATAGTCAAGAGTTTGATATTCCAAAATATCCAAATGGTCCAATAGGTTCAGTATCATACGGACCTGCTGGAGCAGCTTCTCCAAGTGCTGCTAATGATTTAGATTTAGTTGGAAGTGAGTTGTGGAATCATTGGTTAGACCATATTGATATGATTTTAAAAAATCAAGATTATGAATATACAGACAAACTTAAAAAATCAAGAAAGTCAGTTCTTAAACATAGTAAAAATACATTAGACCAATTAGAAAAAGAAGAACCAACTGATACAGACCAAGATAGAGGAAACAAACAGCACGATGAATATGATATTGTAAAAGAGGTTTATTCACTTACAAGTAATTTAGAAAGAAACGGAAAGGAGTTATTATTAATGGGCGGAGCCTACGGACATATGAATCATCCATTTGATGATAAAGAATTAACTTTTAAAGATTTAAAAAAGATAATAGAGTTGGGATTGGGTGGTCAGTTAAATCGTGAAGATAATGTTACAGAAAAAACAGATGGTCAAAACTTAATGATAAGTTACAAAGATGGAAAACTTATTGCTGCTCGTAATAAAGGACATCTTAAAAATAAAGGTGAAACAGCTTTAACCATAAAAGATGTAGAAAATAAATTTAAAGGTAGAGGTTCTATACGAGATGCTTTTGTATATGCGATGAGAGATTTATCAAAAGCAATCGGTGCTCTTTCTAAAAAACAACAAGATAAGATTTTTGGTAATGGTTCTAAGTTTATGAGTTTAGAAGTGATGTGGCCTGCTAGTGAGAATGTGGTCAACTATGATATTACAGAATTACTTTTTCACGGTGCAATTGAATATGACGATAATGGTAGACCAATAGGACAAGCAAAAGATAGTGCAAGAATGTTACAAGGTATGATAAAACAAGTTAATCAACATATACAAAAACATTATAAAATATCAAAACCAAACTTTGTTACTGTCCCTAAACATCAAGACTTTGGTAAGATGAAGAAAAAATTTCACGGCCGTTTATCTAAATTACAGAGTCAATATGCTCTTAAAGATAATGATACGCTTGGATTATATCATCAAAGATTTTGGGAAGAATATATCTTTAATGCTGCTAAACAATTTAAATATAAGATACCAGCAAATGTTCTTAAAAGACTTACAATGAGATGGGCTTTCTTTGATAAATCATATTCAATAAGAGATATGAAAGCTACAATAAAAAATAATAAGTTTTTAGAATGGACTTTAGTTACAGAAAAATTAGACCATGCTAGAATGGTAAAAGATAATATGAAACCATTTGAAGAATTATTTTTTGAAGTTGGTGCTGAGATAATGAAGAATATGGATGGGTGGCTAGCCGTCAATCCAGCAAAATCAGTACAGAATATGAGAAAGAAACTTAAAGCTGCTATATCCGATATAAGAAGTGGTGGTGACTTAAAAAAGTTAAATAAATTAAAAATACAATTAGATAGATTAAATGCTATCGGTGGGTTTGATGCTATTGTTCCAACTGAAGGATTGGTATTTAAATATAATGGTAATATTTATAAGTTTACAGGTGCTTTTGCTCCTATAAATCAAATAACAGGATTGATGTTTTTTTAAATTAGAGGTTATATTATGGGTAGAAATATAGAGAAAGTAAAAAAGTTAATAGCTGGTGTTGGTGGTAAAGGAACTCCACGAATTGGATACACCGGAAAAACTATTGAAATGAGAAAAGAAGGTGAGATTTGGGAAGAAGCAAGTGGTAGAAAATTTACTAAAGTAGATGGTAAAAGACAACAAATTACCAAGATTCCACCAAAAGGATTTGACAAATGTGATGATTGTGAAAAACTAATTCTTAAAACAGTTGACCAACAAACTTATAATAGATTTAAAAAATGTAAGTATTGTCAAATAGATTTTGAGATGAAATTGAAAAGAGAAGATAAAAGAAGTGGAACTACTAAATGGAAAGATTGGGTAAAAGAACAAGAAGAAAAAAGATGGGAAGCCGTTCTTGCCGAATATGAATCTGAAATGGATGGTATAAAAAAAGCAGATAGTCCATTTGATGAAACAGTAGCAAAAGCTATTGGAAACCACGAACAAGGTTTAAATAAAATATGAGTAACTTAAAACAAGCGATAAAACAAAACTATGTAAAGTGTGCTAAAAGTCCTAGTTACTTTATCAATGAGTTTTGTACTATCCAACATCCACAACGAGGTAAGATAAAGTTTAAACTTTATCCTTATCAGTATGATGTATTAGATGAGTTTGAGAAACACGACTATAATGTTGTACTAAAATCTCGTCAGTTAGGTATATCAACCCTAAGTGCTGCTTATGCTTTATGGATGATGTTATTTCACAATGATAAAAACATCCTATGTATTGCTACATCAAAAGATACAGCAAAAAACTTGGTAACAAAAGTCCGTATTATGTATGAGGGTTTACCTAATTGGTTAAAAACTGCTATTGTGGAAAACAACAAACTTTCACTTATATTTAAGAACGGAAGTCAGATAAAAGCTATTGCTTCTAATGAGTCTGCTGGTCGTTCTGAAGCTTTGTCTCTACTAATACTTGATGAGGCTGCTTTCATTGATAAGATTGATATTATCTGGACTGCCGCTCAACAGACACTTGCTACTGGTGGTCGTTGTATCGGTATATCAACACCTAATGGTGTGGGTAATTGGTTTCACAAAACTTGGATGGATGCTAAAGATGGAACAAATAAATTTAATACAATCAAACTTCATTGGACAGACCATCCTGAAAGAGACCAGAGTTGGAGAGATGAACAAGATAAAATATTAGGACCTAGTAAAGCTGCTCAAGAATGTGATGCTGACTTTTTAAGTTCTGGTCGTTCAGTTGTTGATCCTCTTATATTGGGTTGGTATAAAGATAATGTATGTTGTGAGCCAAGTGAGAAGAGTGGGTTTGATAGAAACTTATGGATATGGGGATATCCAGATTATGCTAAAAAATACTTGGTTAGTGCTGATGTTGCTAGAGGAGATGGAACTGATTACAGCACTGCTCAAGTATTTGATATAGAAGAAATGGAACAAGTAGCAGAATACAAAGGTCAGTTAGGAACAACCGAATTTGGAAACTTTTTAATTGAGTTAGCTACAAAATACAATGATGCCTTACTTGTTGTGGAAAACAATAACATAGGTTGGGCTACATTACAAACAATTATTGATAGAGGATATGAAAATCTTTTTTATCAAGAAAAAAATCACCTTATTGTAGATGAAGATGTTCAACATACAAACAGATATAGACAAATAGATAGAAACAAGATACCAGGTTTCACAACAACTATGAAGTCTAAACCGTTGATTATTGCTAAGATGGAAGAATATACCAGAGAAAAGATGGTAAAGATAAAATCAACTCGTTTAATTGATGAACTTTTTGTATTTATATATAAGAATAGTAAGACCGAAGCATTAGAAGGATATAATGATGACCTTGTTATGTCTTATTCTATTTTACTATGGATTAGGGATACTGCGATTCGTATTCAATCAGAAAGAAACGAATTTCAAAGTAGTTTGGTAAGTTCTATTGGAAGTTTAAATGGAAACTCAGCAGTAATGACATCAAACAATGTTCCTAAACATAATCCATATAAAATAAAAATTAATGAAAATGAAGAAGAAGACTTAACTTGGCTATTGGGGTAAAACATGGCAGACAATTTATTTACAAGACTTGGTAGATTATTTCAATCTAATGTTATCATCAGAAAAGCTGATGATAATAGATTGGTAGTAAAAGATTTAGACTACTCACAAACAAGTTTGACATCAAATTTTGTTGACCGATATAATCGGATGATACAAAACAATTATTCAAATCCATATGCAACCGCTCAAAATAGAAGAGCTGCTTATGAAATAAGAAAACATGACTTATTTAAAGATTATGAGTTAATGGATCAAGACCCGATTATTGCTTCTGCTCTTGACATATATTCAGATGAATCAACCGTTGATAATATTGAGGGTGAAATACTTAAAGTAAAAAGTGAAAATAGTCAAGTTCAAAAGATTTTACACAATTTATTTTATGATGTTATAAATATTGAATTTAACTTATGGAGTTGGATTCGTAATATGACTAAGTATGGAGACTTTTATCTTCAGTTGGATATTGTTGATAAATACGGAGTAGTAAATGTAAAACCTATTTCTGCTTATGATATTACTAGATTAGAAGACCACGATCCTGCTAACCCACAACTTATTCAGTTTGAAGTTGAAGATAATAAAAAAGAAATAAAAGAAAACTATGAGATAGCACACTTCCGTGTATTATCTGATACAAACTTTTTACCATATGGTCGTTCTTTATTAGAAAACGGAAGAAAAATATTTAAACAATTAACTCTTATGGAAGATGCTATGTTAATTCACCGTATCATGAGAGCACCAGAGAAAAGAGTGTTCAAGATAGATGTTGGAAACATACCACCAAGAGAAGTTGAACAGTTTATGCAAAAAATCATCAACAAGATGAAGAAAACTCCTGTTATTGACCAAAAAACAGGTGAATATAACTTAAAATATAATGTAGAATCTGTTACTGAAGACTTTTTTCTGCCAGTTCGTGGTGGAGATAGTGGAACACAGATAGATACATTACAAGGTCTTTCTAATAATGACCAAATAGATGACATAGAATATCTAAGAAACAAGTTGATGGCTAGTTTAAGAATACCAAAGGCTTTCTTAGGATATGAAGAAGGTTTAAGTGGTGGTAAAGCTACATTGGCTGCTGAAGATGTAAGATTTGCTAGAACAATAGAAAGATTACAAAAAATTATTGTAAGTGAATTAACTAAGATTGGTATTGTTCATCTTTATTCACAAGGATTTAATGATTCTGATTTAATTGACTTTAGTTTAGAGTTACAAAATCCATCTATGATTCATGAGCAAGAAAAACTTGAGTTGTTAAACCAACAAATAGAAGCAGCTGAAAAAGCTATGGAAACAAAGTTATTTTCAAGAGAGTGGATTTATGATAATATATTTGATTTTTCTGAAAAGAAACAAATTGACATTTATGAAGGTATTGTAGATGATACAAAACAAAAGTTTAGATTAGAGCAAATAGAATCAGAAGGAAGTGATCCTGCTAAAGAACCAGCACCACAAGAAGATAATGAAGATGAAGATGATGACTTTTCAGTAAGCAGAAAAGGTGATTGGGGTGGTAGTAAAAAAGATTCTTTTAAAGACAGAGATACTATGAAAGATAAGTATGGACATGATAGTTTAAAGGATACAGACAGGTCCTATGGGAAAAGAGAGTTTAAAGGTAAATCTCCACTTGCTACATCAAAAGCTAGTACGGTAATTGCTAGAGAGGGAATACTAGATAGACTCAAAGAAAAATTTCCTAAAAAGAAATCATCTTTGTTGAGTGAAGATAACATAATAAAAGAGTAATTACCTACTTTATCTAAATTCTGTTATATTTATATATGAATAATTGTATCAAAATACTTTGGAAAATATTATATGAGCAAATTTAAACATAGTAAATTAAGAAACACAGGACTATTATTTGAGTTCTTACTAAGACAAGTAACAGTAGATGTGTTAAACAAAAAGAAGGAGTCACCGGCTCTTAAAATCATTAAAAAACAATTTAATGAACATACAGAGTTGGGTAAAGAATTGGCTTTGTATAATTTAGTGATGACTAAAAAATTTAAATCAGACAAGAAGGCTGATTTTTTCTTATCAGAAGTTATTAAACAGAGAAATCTTTTAAATAATGCTACATTAAGAAGAGAGAAGTACAATACAATTGCTTCTATAAAAGAATCTTATGATGTAAATCAACTCTTCAGTTCAAAACTTCCAAATTATAAAGTATTTGCCTCTACATATAAGTTGTTTGAGGGTATAAATGAAATGGGTGCTGACGAGAAAACAGAAAGTTATTTTATTATAATAGAAAATGTAACAACTTTAAAGCATTCTAAAGAAAAATCTTATATACCTAAAGAGTTTAAAGATAAAGATTTAAGAATCCTTTCTTATAAAACACTTTTAGAAAAGTTTAATAACAAATACACAAACCTTTCAGATGAACAAAAGAAAGTTCTTAAAGAATACATTAGTAATATCTCTAATACCAACAACTTTTCTGTATTTGTAGAAACTCAAATACCAAAACTTAAAACAAAGTTAAATTCCAAAGTAAAGAAAGTAAAGGATAAGGTATTAAAAATAAAGTTACAAGAAGCAATTAATTGTACTGATAAGTTTTGTTTAAATGAATCAAAACAAACTGATGATAATTCAGTTGTTCAACTTTTGAGATACTATGAACTCGATAAAGAACTCAGTAAAATTTAATTCTTTAGTTAAAGAACTAGCTAGTAAGCTATTTCAAAAAAAGTTAAAAGAAATAACTACTACTGCTAGTGTTGATGCTTACCAAACGCCATATGCTTTTGGTAAGATGAAAAAGAAAAGAAAGAAAAATATTGAAAAACAAACAGGATACAAATTTATAGATGAAGATGTATCAAAACAAGATTTAGATAAAATTAAAAAACAAATAAGAAAAGAAGTTTCTGATATTCTTTTTGATATTTGGGTAAAGAGAAGCTCTTGGGGGGGTAAATAAATGTCAAGGTATGAAGCAAATCCTAATAATAACTTAAAATCACAACCAAAGGCATTACCTTTGAGTGCTCATGGTCAATCAACAAATCCAGCTCCATATCCAGCCTTACACGATAGACCTAATTATATTTTAATTAATAAAATAGGTAATTATTCTTTTGCCTATCAATCAGGAAGTCTTTCAACATATGTAAGTGGTTCACAAGTAACTAACGCCGCTGGAGGTCCCATTCGTTTAGATATCAATCCAGTTGCTTGGACAAGTAACGGTGGAGCTGCTGGTGATGTAACTTTTGTATACACAGGAAACGTAGGATAAAACAATGAATAAAAAATTATTAGTAGATGTAAGACCATTTGAAATATCAAGAAATAAAATTGATGAATCTATAAAAGAAAATGATGGTCGGTTAATTGTAAAAGGTGTTTTACAAAGAGCAGAATCCAAAAATCAAAATGGTAGAGTGTATCCAAGAGAAGTTCTTTTAAAAGAAGTATCTAAATATCTATCAGAACAAGTAACAGAAAGAAGAGCATTAGGTGAGTTAGACCATCCTGATTCTTCTGTTGTTAATCTAAACAATGCTTCACATAATATTATTGAGATGCATTGGGATGGTGATGACTTGTTAGGAACTGTTGAGGTTCTATCAACACCTGCTGGAAACATCTTAAAAGAATTATTTAAATCAGGTATAAAACTTGGTATCTCTTCAAGAGGATTAGGTTCAGTAGAACCAATGAAAGAAGCAGACACCGTTCAAGTTCAACCTGACTTTGAACTTATTGCATTTGATTTCGTATCAAATCCATCTACACATGGTGCTTTCATGAGACCTGTTAATGAAGGTGTAGAACAACCAAAATCAGAAAACAAAATTGAGTCTATTATTAACTCTATAATGAGGGGATAAAATGCCATCGGTTTCCAAGAAACAACAGAAGTTCATGGGAATTGTTCGGTCTATCCAAAAGGGTGAACAACCTGCCGGTAAATTTTCTAAAGATGCTCAAGATGCTGCTAAGTCTATGAAGAAAGGTAGTGTGAAAAAATATGCTAAAACCAAACACGATGATTTACCGATAAAAAAAGAAGAGAGAGATTACAAAGACGAATATAAAAAATTTCAATCATCCACTAAGTCTAAAAAGTATAGAGCAGAATTAAATAAGTATAATAGAGATAAAGGAACTTATGGAAATGGTGATGGTAAAGATGCTTCTCATAAGGGAGGAAAAATTGTGGGATTTGAAAAAGAATCAAAAAATAGAGGACGAGCTGAAAAAAGTCGTTTGAAAAAAGAAAATAATATGCCTGACTTCAATCCAATAATAGATGAAGTATTAGACGAGGTATTTGGAGAATATCAAATGAATGAAAGTTCAAAAGTATTAAAATCTATTGAAAACTTAGCTAAACAAAATAAGTATGGTAATGTTACCGGTACAAAGATGAACGGTAAAACTGCTAATCTTATTATGAAGATTTACAATCACCCAAAGATGAAGAAGTATCAGAAAGCTATGGAAAAATATACTTCTGATGAACTTGTTGATATGACTTTAAAAATGCCAAAGGTATTAGGAATTAAAGAAGATGTAAATGAAGCTGCTATGGAACTAAATAAAATTAAAGATGCTATACTAATGTTTCAAAAGAAGATTAAGAAACAAGGTAGAGTTACTAATGCAAGAGATGAAGACCATCTAAAAAATCTAATAAAGCTTTATAAAAAAATGGGTGGTAAGGGTGTAAAAGAATCCGTAAATGAAGGTCAAAAAAAACAAGCTAGTATGATACTAAGAAAATTTGATATGGCTTTTATAAAATTCTCAAGAGAGATTAGAGATGTAATTAAATTGGTAGATAGGTCAACCGGTAGTAAAGTAGATGGAAAAATTATAGAAAAGGCATATGAAAAAGGTCTTATTCCACTTAATAAAATAATGATAGAATGGGATAGAGGACAACAAGAAAATCCAGGTTTAAGTGAAGATGATTAAATTAAAAGATATACTAGAAGGAACCTGTGGATATGGCTTAGATGGTGAGCTTGGTGATGAACCAGCAGGACCACACCTATTAAAGAAAAAGAAAAAAGATAAATCTGTAGATGAGGGTATGACTAAACAACAAGCAGACATAACCTTAAAACAGTTAGGTGGTAATAAGTTTATTGCTATGACCGGTGCTAAACAATTTTCATTTGGTAAACAAGGTTTAGGATTTAGAATTGGTAAAAACTCTAAAAGTATAAACTATGTAAGAGTTGATTTAAAATCTAATGACTTATATGATATGGAATTTATTAGAATAAGAGGAACTAAGATAAAAGTGGTCAAGAAAGTAACAGGTGTTTACAATGACCAACTACAAAAAATATTTACAAAACATACAGGATTGTATACCCGTTTATAGGAGTTCATAATGGCTGAATTAGCTAAAAAAGAAGATAAAGTAGATTATCATATACAAGACCAAAAACATTCTATTAATACAGAGTTAATTGGTATAATAAAATTTAGACAAAACAAAAAATGGTTAATTAGTATTGTTGTTGTTTCACTATTTGCTACAATATTAGGACTTATGATTTACTTTATGAGTAGTGGTGTTGATGTAATGGGTGGATGGAAAGAGATATTATTATTAATGTTAGGTGGATTTGTCGGTTCATTTGCTAAAGTAATAGATTTTTGGTTTAACAACGCTGAAGATGACGTAAAATTATTGGAGCATGCTGATGATTAAGTTAAAAGACATAATTACTGAAGGTAAAGGTAAGCAAATTGGTAGTATGTGGAATGGTATAAAAAAAGAAAATGCCAAAATTAGAGCTGATGCTATCAACAAAGCAAATAAAAAAATAGAAAAAAATCTTCAAAAATTAGTTGGAGTAAGAGTTTGGGATAATAAAGTAAAGGTAAGTGGTACAATAAAATCTGTCAAATTTGACAATAAGATAATTGCTAAACCCGATTCTATGGGGTTTGTTAATGCAGGTGAAGTCAATAAGTTTTCAGCTGTGATTAATTGGCATAGTGGTAAAACACAAGTTGTTACTGGACCTTATTTATTTGGTGACGAACCAATATATTTGGATAAGATTTAGGAGTATAAGTTATGGGTTTACTAAGTACATTAGCAAAAGGCGCCGGTTCATTACTAGGTGGTGACGCTATAAAAGATGTAGGTAATATAATAGATGACCTACATACATCAGGTGAAGAAAAAGCGGCTGCTAAAGAAAGAATTACAAGTATATTAGCACAAGCAGAACAAGCTGCTCAAGCTCAAGTATCTGCTCGTTGGGAAGCTGATTTAAAACATGGTAGTTGGTTAAGTAAAAACATTAGACCAATTACATTAATATTTTTAACAGGTGTATTCGTGATACTAAGTGTATTTGACGGAAACATGGGTGAGTTCACAATAGGTGAAGCTTATGTTCCTGTATACCAAACCCTATTGATGACAGTATATGCTGCTTACTTTGCTGGTCGTTCAATAGAAAAGGTTAAGAAGGTAACAAAATAATGGCATACCGAGTGGTAATGGAATTACTTCCAAGACCAGATGATATACCAGAATGGGTTTGGAATGAAACATCAACTAGTGGAGCAAAAGGTACAGGTATAGGTTCTACTGGTGGAAAAGCTTGGGTTGCTAAGTTAAATTCAAGTGATAATATTTATGAGTATGATGTTGAAAGTGATGCTACTACAAAAATGGATGAGTTGTTTACAGCTGATTCTACAAACAGACGATATAAAGTCATAGAGGTTTAAAATGATTAAGTTAAAAGATTTTTTAAATGAGGGAATACCTAACTATTTCAGAGGATACTTTGATAATGTAAATAACAACCTTGATAGGTTAGAAAAAAATGTTAAACAACTTATAAAAGATTTAGGAAAAGATGGATTAAAAAAAGAATCTTTAGAAGTTGCTTCTCTTTATAAAAAACACATCATAGAGTTTAAGGTAAAGATGAAAAACTTTGAGAGGAAAAACCGTGATTAAGTTAAAAGATTTATTAAAAGAAGATAGTCATAAAGAAGGTAAGATGGCTAAACACGATGCTATGGAATGTGCTAGTGATGCTAAAGATGTTTCTGAAATGATTACAGATGATATGAATTTACCTGAGTGGTTAGAAGCAAAAATAACAAAGTCAGCTGATTATATGAATTCAGTAAAAGACTATTTAACTCATCATATGAAAGATGGTGGGGAAAGTAAATAACATAATATTTATAGGTATGAAAGACGAAATTAAATTTAACGGAAAAAAATACAAGAGGGTTGATGAAAGTGTCAACAAACGAGTAACTGTAAAAGAGGTTCGTTCTTGGTTAAAAAAGTTAGAGGAGTTCCGTTACAGAAAAATACCAGGTGTTGATGCTAGAAGAGTTGCTTCATTTATCAACAATGGTTTAAGTGAAACAGATTTACCGATGTCTCTACAGAAAAAGTGGAGTCAAGCCAAATACGGTAGAGAAAAACATTTGGCAGACAAATATATTAAAGAAAAAATTACAAACAAGTTAGCTCAGAATGAGGGAGTTGAAATGAAAAATATTAAGTTAATGGGTTTAATTGAAGACATAGGAATTATGGCTGATGAAAAACCAAGAGTAAATAAATATGAAGTGATAGAAGCAGTTAGGTCTTACCAAACAGTTGGTAAACAAATTTATCATAACAATAATATTTTAGAAACTGCTAAACAACTTGTTAAGATGGCTGAAGCTGCTCAAAATCACATTCTTGGTGAAAGTGATGATTGGTTTGATAATGTTAGTGTAAAGAGAAATATGAAAGAACTTAAAGGTTTGACAGGACAGTTTAAAAAGACTGCTGTTGAGGCAAATGCCACTAATCAACGACTTTCTGCTCTTTACGAAGATATGGGAAATATTTTAAATCGCTATTATGATATTGATGAAGCTTTAGATCCAGTTGGTAAAGAAGATGATGATGTTGACAACGATGGTGATACTGATGATAGTGATAGGTATCTAAAGAAAAGAAGAGATGCTATTACTAAAGCTGTAAAGAATGGAGATAAATAATACATTTATTTATGTCTCATTGACACTATGGCAAATCGGTTTTATTATAGGAATACTACTAAAGTTATTTTACAGAGATGATAAAAAGAAAAAGACAAAAGAGGTTTTTACGAATAGGTCAACACCGAAAGCTGTTGAAGTCGAGCTACCAAAACAGAAAAAAGTTGGGCACATCGAAATTGAAACAAGAAAAAATATAGCACTACAAAAACCAACAAAGTCATCTATCAAATCAGATGAGGTAATAAAAGGTAAAGTAGTGACACAGAAAGAAAAACTTAAACAACTTAGAAGAGGTTAGATATGGCAAAAGGTTTAGATTGTGGTACATCATTCTATATTGCTGCTACAGAAGAGCTAGTAAAAAAACAAAGAAATGCATTCTTAACTGTTGATGGGGAGGTGAACCAAGTCAAGAGAATGTTAAAACGACAAGGAATTCCTTTCGTAGAGAAAGCAGGTAAAGTTCATATAGTTGGACAACACGCTTTCAACTATGCTCAAATATTCTCAACAGCCGAACTTAAAAGACCGATGAAAAGTGGTCTATTAAATCCTACAGAGAAAGATGCCTTACCAGTTCTAAACGCCATAATCGGAGAGTTGTTGGGTGATGCTAAAGATGGAGAAACTTGTGTTTATTGCATTCCATCTAAACCTATTGATGTTAAAAGGGAAGTATCATATCACGAAGATGTATTGAGAACGATAATAGAACAATACGGATACAATGTGAAAAAGATAGAGGAGGCAGTTGCGATTGGATATGAAGGGTTGGTTGATACTCAACTAACTGGTGTAGCCATCTCGATGGGTGCTGGTATGTGTAACATAGCAGTTATGTATCAAGGGATGACTGCCCTATCTTTTAGTGTAAGCCGTGGTGGTGATTGGGTTGATGAAAATGTTGCTATGGATACAGGAGTATCAAAAGCTAAGGTAACTAATATTAAAGAAACATCAACTACACTTGACTTATCTTCTGCTACTTATCAAAATATTTATGAAGAAGAAACGGATGAGGCTAATGTTCTTATCGCTATCCGTTCTTATTATGGTGCCCTAATTAACTATCTTTTGACTAACCTAAAGGTTCAGTTTGAAGGTGTTGAAAATGTTCCTAATTTTCCTAATGCTGTTCCTATTGTTATCGGTGGTGGAACTTCATTGGTTAAAGGATTCTTGGATGTGTTTAATGAACAGTTTGACCAAGATGAGTTTCCAATACCTATTTCAGAAATTATTCATATAGAAGATGCTCATACAGCAGTTGCTAGAGGATGTTTATCTGAAGCTCAACTAATAGAAGAAGATGATGAAGAATAATAAAAAAGGTTTTAATATGTTTAATAAACAAAAGAAAACAAAAAGAAAAGTTTCTACATTACTATATGTAGATGCTACAAATAAAACTATTGATAGAGCTCTTTCAGAGTTTAAAAGAAAAGTTAAAAACTCTAATATGTTAAAAGAACTTAGAGAAAGAGAGTTCTACCAAAAACCATCTGCTGTTAAAAGAGAAAAAAGAAAACAAAGAGCAATAAAAATAAAATCTCTTAAGTTAGATGACTAGTTTTTATATTTTTCTATATACTTATATGTAACCTCAATACTCTGTGGTCTTACAGAGTCTAAAAAATTAATCCTAATTAAAGTTCCAGAATAACTTTATTCCAATACAAATAGTATGGGAGACATAATATGTCTGATTTATTAAAAGAAGCTATCGCTGATGC